TGTGATTTGACGCTATTCTAGTTCCTGTCATCCACAATAGTTTGGTGTTAGAAAAGTATTGATTTGATAATTGTAGTAACGCTACTCTACTATCTATTTGAGCCTCTAATGAACCACCTGTAAATAAGTCAACTGCTTTTGCTAATTGCTTTAACACCTTTTCGCCAAAAGTAAGCTCATCTTTTCGCGTACCTAAAGAAAATCTATTATCCGCTTGTTCAAGTCCTTTAAGTAAGTTTATATCTGGGTTTGGATCAACTTGTAAACTCGCACCCTTTTCGGCTAATTGACCTTTATTATCATCAAATGTATTAATGTCAGATTGGTCTGTATTCCATAAGAACAACTGTCTAATCCAATAGTCATTATTCAACTTATATTCTGCTTGCTTTTGCTCTTGTAAATTATAGGCAAATGGTATAGGTGTGGGGCTAAGTTGTTCAAAGAAGTCCTCACGCTCAATAGTAACCGTGTTGTTTACCGCTGTTACTCTAAGGTTGTAAATCTCACAAAGTTGCATTATAGCACTCCCCACCGTTGGTATAACGTCTTGTTCTGTTGGATAGCCTTCTGTATATGCTAGTCCTAAAGGGTTAAGGACTTCTATAAATATGTTCGGGTCTGTTGGTCTTAATGGAACAGGAAGCACCGTTAATGGTTCTATTTCATCTAAGAAACTAGATTGTAAATTATAACCTAATTGGTTAATACCCACCTCTAAAAGACGCTTGTAAGAAATACATTTGAATTTTCTAATAATAGGAATAATTAAGTTGATAACCTCAGTTAAAACGTTCACAAATGCTATTGCTATTGCTATTGTGTACGCTATGTTAGCGGCTAATGTAAGTGAAGCTGTTATTATAGCTCCCCAATTTGGTCCAGGAACTGGTGCGCCTACAGGAACACTAGCTTCAATTAACGCTCTTGTATTTTGACTTAGCTTGTCTATTGCCACAGCTAATTCTTTCCTAAGCGATAAGGTTAATGAAAGCAAACTAATAACGTACAACGGTTGCACGTCGGGTGCTATCACATACTCACATTCTTTAAAGTCCGAGCTTTGAAATTGCACCCTTCTCCAAACTAAACCATCTGCTGAATCAAAGAAATTATTAATCGCATTCCTACGCTTTAGTTTAACGCTAATCTCATTATCCGTCCAACTAAACGAATCAGTGAAATCAATGTAATATTCTTGGGTAAGGGTTTGACTGAATTGTATTTCTGCTGGCATTCCAGCACCAAAACCAAACTGAGTTAACCAATTAATTATAAGCTGTCTGTCTTCAGCTACAAAAGTCAAAACATCGGTTGTTATGTCAATGTCTATAAGTCGTTTTCTGTTTTCGTAATCAATAGAGAACTGAACCGCATCACGATTAACAGGATTAACTAAATTACCGTTAATATAGAATTGTGTTACCATTAGTTGTATTTTGTTTTAGTGATGCTATTACCTTTCTTAGAACGTGCTAACAACCCAGCAAACTCACCCATTACTTTCTGAACTTCATAGCTAGTTTGTGGTATATTTTCGATTGCTTTTCGTGTACGTTGTAATTCGTTAATCATAAGTAAATCATAAGACGTTCCGGCACTATCTAAACCTTTCTGAACTAAAGTTGGTATCATCGGGTTTGGTATGCCCGCAAGTGCTTTATTTTGTTCGGCTGTTAATACGCGTTCGTTATTGTGTAATACTGCTAATCTACCCCCCTTATTGTCTAATGGTTTACCCGCCTTTCCTGTGTCCTCTGTACCTTCATAGAATGAGGGTAAAGACTGAATCAAACCTTGTATAGCTGTCATGTAACCACCTGTAGAAGCTATTGCTTCACTAGGCGACTTTCCAGCGTCTAATTGTGATTGAATAATTGAATACACTTGCTTTGCTTGCTCAATTCGTTGCTGTCGTTGTTGCAATCTTATCTGCTCTCGTTGCGCTTTTTGTTGTGCTTCTAACATTTCAGTCAATGATTGTTGTGCTTGAATATTACCTTCAACTGCTAACTTTTCAAGTGTTCCGTACATTTGCTTTGCGCTTTCTTCTTGGTTTTGTAGCTCGGACATTTGACGGTCGATAAAGTCATTAAAGAATTTGTCTATTGAATCCACTACTTGCTTAATTGTTTCTTGAGTTGAATCGACAAGGTTTTTATTAGTACCTTTTAAAAGCTCCTCAATATCTGAGTTAACGCCTTTACTTAGTTGTAATTGCGCTTGTGAAATTTCGTTATTAATATCCGTTACGTCCCTACCGTATAATTCAAGTATTTTCTTACGTTCATTTAATGCTTCTATTTCAGCGATTAAACGCTGGTCTTGAGCTTCTTTTTCTGTTAATGTTTGATTACGCTCTAAGTCATTAATCATAGTTAATCGCTCAGTCATTGCCTTTTTAATAGCTTCGTTTTGCTTTGATATAGAAGCATCAATATCTAAAGTCTCTTCATTATTTAATGAATCCGATATTAAATCAATATCTTCTTTCTGCTTTTCTAATTCTTTATTTTGATCTCCTAAACTTTTTACTTGAGCGTTTATTTTATTTCTATTATTTTCACGTTCGTTAGTGTTAATCTTAATAGATGCATTAACGTCTTTTAGCTGTGAGTTACTTCCATCTAACTCTTCATTGTATATTTTTATTCTTGTGTTTGACGCCTCTATTTCAGCGTTTAAATTACTTTGCACCTCTATAAATGTTGCATTTTGTTCAATAAGTCCAAACCATGCTTCAGAAGTTAACCCTAATTGCTTACCTAATTGAGTAGCTATTTTATTGACTTTATTCATTTGAATAGCCGCATCTTCTCTTCTACCTTCTTTAGTAAGTTCTTTTTGGAGTTGTATTTCTTTTTCTAACGCTTTTTGTAAAGCCTTAGTGTTTCTTAGTTTTGTTTTTTCGTTTATTAAATCTTGTTTAACAATATTGTTATTCTCTTCAACTAAAGTTTTTCTGTCTTTTAAAAACTGTTCTTGAATAGATTGTCTTTCTTTTTCTGTTTTAGATGCAGATATTTCAATATCTCTTTTTCTTTCTAAATTAGCTATTTCGTCATTTAATTCTTTATTCCTTTGGCTTACTCTATTGTTAGCATCTTTGCTTGCTTTTGCTCTATAAGCATCAAGCTCTTCAGCTTTCCTTCTAGCTTCATCCGCACCACTTGCCATGTCGTAAAATGCTACTGCTAATTCAATAGCAACACCAATAAGAGCAGACCATCCTATACCTTTTAAAGCACTTCCCATTCCTTTAGATGCAGTACCAGCTTCTGTAGCACCTTTCTTAAGAGTAAAGAACTGCTTTGCCAAACCTCTGACACCTGTACTTGCTATTTTTTGCTGAACATTTATAGCTATCAATATTGCTTTATATGATAAGAATCCAACAACTAAACGACCTATAATTGATACGATAGCCCCCAAGTTTTCAGCTAAAAATTTAATAGTAGCTTGAAATTTATCACTTGCTCCAGTCGCTTCATTGAATCCTAATACTTGCTCTTGAAATGCTGAACTAAGTAGCTTTAAAGCACCACTAACTGAGTCTATACGCTTTTCAGCCATATCTGTCAACTCATCGTTAACGTCTGTAATACTATCACGTAAAGGAACTAATGAATCAGCACCACCTAAGAAAGTTTGAAATGCTGCTACTGAACGTTTATCTGTTAATTCTAAAGCCGCTGCAAGGTCAACCCCTCTATTATCTAATTCTTTTAAAGCTCCTGATAAATCATCTGCTGACTTTACAGGTCTACCTAATTCTTGCGCTAAAGAACCATTTGCATCTGCTAAATTTAATAATATGTTACGTGTAGAAGTTGCTGCACTTGAAGCATCAAAACCAGCGTTTGACAATTGACCTAATAAAGCAGTTGTATCTTCTATTGAAAATCCAAACGCAGCCGCAACTGGAGCAACACTTGATAACCCTGTTTCTAATTGTGAGACATCTAATGCCGTCTTAGTAGTCGCAACTCCTAAAGTCGAAACAACTCGATCCATTTCAGAAGCATCTAGTCCAAAAGCTCTTAATGCTGACCCTGCTAATGATGCTGCTCTAGGTATTTCTACCCCTGTTGCTGCAGCAAAGTTAGCAATACCTCCTGTTGAATCCGTTATTTCTTGCGTTGTAAAACCTAATTTTGCAAGTTCTATTTGTAATTGCGTTACTTCTGTTGCGCTAAATTGAGTTGTCGCCCCCAATTCTCTTGCTTGGTCGTTAAGTGGTTTTAACTCTTCTGCTGACTTTCCACTAATTGCTCCTAAATCAGTTGTCGCTTGGTTATAGTCACCTATTACGCTTGTAACGCCACGTATAACAGTACCAACCCCCATAGCTATTCCAAGCTGACCTAATGCACGACTAGCACCATTTAACGCACTTTTATAATTACCTACATTTCTGAAATTATCACCAACTGTTGCATCTAACTTCTTTAGTTGAGCGTCCGTGCGTTGTGCTTCCTTAGTGGTGGTTCTGTAAGAAGTTGAAAGCTCTTTAAATTCTTTCGTGTTTTTCTTGCCCTCACTTTCTAATTTCAAAAGTTGCGCCCCTAATTCTTTTGATCGGTTCTTTAAGTCTCTGGATTCTTTAGAAAGTTTTGAATAAGCAGTAGTATTGTTTTTGATTGCCTTAGCTTCAGCTCTTAATTCTCTATTTTTTTCAGAAATTGCAACCTTTAGCTTAGCAACGTCTTTAGCTTCGTCATTGTTAAGTTTTTCTAATTTAGCTTTTAATTTGAGTATTTCTTGATCCGCATCAATACTTTGTCGTTGTACCTTCTTTTTCTGCTCATAAACTTTATTTAACTTCTGTTCCGATTCTGTGAATGAGCGTAATTCTTTAGCTTTATCTCCAAAGTTTAAATCCTTTTCAACGGTAGAAGCAAAGTCCTTAAG